ATGGCGAAACAAATAGAAGCCGGCAAATTCCTCGTAATTGAGTGTACGGCCGGAGAGCTAATGAACGCTATCGGTTCCGACATTTGTATCTGCGATTGGTGCGGACGGGCGTACCTCCCATCAGACAAAGGCTGCTACATTGCAGTGCTTAATCAGTGGTATTGCCAGGAGTGCTATAATGAGTGGATTGACCGAATGGTATGGAGCCCGGAAGATGCTGATGTTCAGCGTATGAATTTCGAGTTCTACGCGCCTCTGCTCGGCGTAAAATGTTAGTAAAAGTTAAGGTGTAAAAATGGTGTTCAATCTGATTGCAACACTTGCCAATCTGCCCTAACTTTACAGGTGAAAGGAAATATAAGTCAAACCAATAAAACCCATTCAAATGGAAACAACGACTTCCCAACTCGCCTCCTTCATGAGCGAGAATATAGACCAAATCAGCGCCGCTCTATCTGCCTTTCAAGGTGTTGTAGAGCAGCCTAAACTTGAAAAAGAGGTCAAGGTCAAGACCAAGTCCGGCGGCTCTTACTCATTCAAGTACGCAGACCTCAGTGCTTGTGTGAAAGCTGCCACACAAGCGCTGAAAGGCTGCAACCTCTCAGTTTGTCAGCTCATCAGCAACGGCAAACTCATAACTATCCTCTCACACAAGAGTGGTCAATGGTTTAAGAGCGAGCTGATGCTCCCGACACAAACCACCGACTATCAGGCTTATGGCTCTGCCATTACCTATTTGAAGCGCTATTCGTACTGTGCCATCCTCGGCATCGTTGCCGATACTGACGATGACGCCAATATTGCTTGTGGTAATCAAGCCGAGTTCAAGGAGCGCAAACAGCAACCTGCTGCTGCATTCACAGAAGCGCAGCTCAAAGAGGCTCTTGAGGAACTTGGCCGATGCACCACTCCGGACCACATTACCGCGCTCTGGAAAAAGTGGAGCACAGCAGTTCCGGCCCTCTGCATGAAAGGCACCGAGTTCTACAACGCAGTGGGTGAGAAATCTCACACAATGACAAATCCTGCCAAATGAGCATAGAACTGATTAAAAGCCCGGTGGAGTTCAACGAGGAGCTCCACCGGTATGCCCTCGGCGATAAGCGACTGATGGGCATCACAGGCCTGATACACTCAGTTCTCGAATTGGGCGTGTATCCTGATGCAAGTGATTTTGTAAAGAACACTGCCATTCCGAGAGCCGGACAATATGGCTCTTCCGTTCACAAAGCGATAGAGCTTTATGATGACCTCGGCATCAAACAGACATTATACCCCAACACCTTCGGAGATGAAGACTGGGATGTAAGTCAAGAACTCGAGAGTTATATTCAGCACCGTAAGGGCTTTACACCCCTTGCCAACGAGTACACTGTTAGCGACAATTTCCAGTACGCCTCTCAGATAGACAACGTATGGATCCGCGAGAGCACCGGCGGCATTTGGTTGGCCGACACCAAGACCAACAACCTCAACTACTATCCGCTTGACGGCTACGGATTGCCTAACTACTTTGCCAATCACGCTGACGGTCTGAAAGAATATCTCTCATGGCAGCTCTCCGTATATGCGGTGCTGTTTGAGAGACAGAACCCCGGACTGAAAGTAGAGGGTCTATGCGCCAACTGGCTCCGTAAAGACGAGGACGCATTTTGGATAATCGACCGCAAGCCCGACGAACTCGTTCTCGAACTGCTGAAAGCGGTGTGGTATGAGTCCTTTGACGGCTCTATCGTCTATGAACATCCCGACCGCAAACTTCTGCACCCTCAACTCGGACAGCGGCCCACAGCCGACGCCGAGAGCATCATGCCGGAAGACATGATAGCCTATGTGACGAAGCTGCTCAAGCAGAAACAGCACATAGACTCCGAACTTGACCGAGTGAAGCCATTAATGAGAGAAGCGATGGAGAAGCGAGGTCTCAGAAGTTGGGATAGCGGCCTGTTCAAGACAACTCTCGGAGCGGACACGGAGCGTCGTACATTCGACACCAAGAAGTTCGAGAAGGAACATCCCGAACTGGCCGCCCAATACTTCTCAAAGAAGCCAGTCAAAGGCTCATTCTCAATAAAACTTAAAGATAACAGCGATGATTAAATTACAAATTCCGGGAGGTGCAATCATATATTCAATCTCCCAAGTGCAGGAGATACCCTCCAAAAACGGAGGCGATCCCTTCAGAAAGCGAGAGCTTATTATAGACGACTCGTGGTCCGACCGCGACTGTGTGGTTCATCCCAATTTCGTATTGGTTGAGTTCACCGGCGACAAGATGAGCCTCCTTGACAATTTCCAGCCGGGCCAACGTGTCAACGTCTATGCCTGCGTCAATGGCCGAGAGTACAACGGCCGAGTGTTCACGTCAATCAAGGGCCTCGGCATCACGCCCTATCAGGAACAGCCTCAGCAGGGTTACAGCCAACAGCCTCAGCAAGGATATGCGCCACAGCCTGCGCCCGCGCCCGGATATGGTGCGTATCCTCAACAGCCCTCCTATCCTCAGCAGGGCTACGCTCAACAACCGTCATATCCTCAACCAGCCGCCCCGCAAGCGACACCATTCCCCGGCCAATATCCCAATGGTGTCCACGGCGCCCATCAAGACCTCGGCGTAAGCGGCCTGCCATTCGATACCAATGCCTGAAGCCACTCTCACCAAGTGTAACGGAGAGGTGAGCATGGATAAGTCTTTTGACTACCTCTGCTCACTTCTCCAGAACGGCACCTACACAGTTAAGATAGTCCGAAAGACACAGCCCAGGACAATCAGCCAAAATGCTCTGATGTGGATGTGGTTTAAGTGTATGGAGGATTCAACGGGCACTCCCAAAGCTGACATCCATGACTACTACAAAGCAAAGTATCTCGGCCGCGACATTGCAGTAGGTGGTCGATGGGTTCATGTCATCGGAAGCACCACCGACCTTAACACCCTCCAGATGACTGACTAACATTAACAAGATACAAGCTGATGCTGCTACCGAATTTGGTATCATCCTACCATTGCCGGCAGACAGGCATTATCAAGATTTTGTTGACGAATATAGAAATCGGTAAGTCTGACAGCTCAAAAATCCTGCCCGACATTTTTCACTCAAATATCATAGAAATGGATTTAAAAATCAAAAAAGCCAAGCTGACCAAGAGCGGCAGTGTTGAGGCGACGTATATTGACCAGGACGGCAACGAGATTACTATAAAAGGCAATCATCGCGCTCATGAAGACCTCCGTAACCGTCTGAAAGAGCTTGTACCTTTCTTCGCAGAACTGACCGAGCAAAAGGAAGCGGATTCCATTGACTGGTCTAATCTCTACGGAGAACAAAACAACGAATTGCTCAAACAAATTTCGGTGTCGGCCGTAAGCAAAGGTGGAGATGATTCTTCACCTTTTATTGTCATGAGCGGCAAACGCATCCTCATGACGCGCAAAGTTCTAAATATCAACTCCCCCGGTGTTGACCTCGGCGATGAAGCTCTTGAACATGGAGAAGAGTTTGACATGGCTGTTCAAGCCTTTATTTATGAAGTTGAGCAATACATCCTTGAACGCAAGTATGACAAAGACGGAGTGCTTGACTTCAATGATGCAGACACACCTGGCAATACGGAAGACCCCTTCAGTGCAGCTGAGGCAACGGTTAGTATAGATGCCGTTGCGATTCCCGAAGAGATGCCGGCATAACGCATGAACCCAATATACGTTACCGAGACCCCCGGTACCTTTCGGCTCTCCTTTGATTACAATCCACGACTTATCGAAGTCATCAAGCGGATACCGAGCCGCCCGCGATGGGACAACGGCGACCGTGTTTGGATTGTAGACAAGGAGAGTCCGTTTTATCCGCCGGGCTTTGACGCTCGATGGTATGTTGAGGCTTTTGCCGGATGGGCTGTTAAGAACCGTTACTGCTTATCTGTGCAGAGGAGAAAAGAGGCGTGTGATGTAATTTATGAGATACCGCCTATGAAACCCTTAGACGGTGAGCATTATATGCTTCTTAACCCCTATGAGTATCAGCTTGAGGGTGTCCGGTATGCTTTGGACCATAAACGTTGCATCTTCGGCGATCAGCCCGGCCTCGGCAAGACACTTCAGGCTATTTGTACTGTTGTCAAGGCTCATAAGGAAGCTGCCAAGTACGGAGATACATTTCCGGCTCTTGTCATTTGCCCAGCGGCGTTGAAAGTCAATTGGCAACGCGAGTTCAAGAAGTTCGCCGGCATAGACGCGCTTATTCTTGATGACCGAAATAAAGCTGACTGGCATCGCTTTTATGAATTGACACGCCCGGATGGAGAGTCAATTTGCCCGGTGTTCATTACCAATTACGAGAGCTTGAAGAAGTTCTTCGTAACAAAGGTAACAGCCACCAAGCGCATTAGCCTCCGCTCCATTCATTTTGATGAGCGTATCAATCTCTTTAAGTGCATCATCATTGACGAGAGCCACAAGTGCAAGTGTAGCAAGACGCAGCAGGCTAAATTTGTTGAGGGTATCTGCAAGGGTAAGAAATGGATATTTGAGCTGACCGGCACCCCGGTGGTCAATAATAACACAGACCTTGTGCAACAGCTTAAAATCCTCGACCGCCTGGAAGATTTCGGCGGCTATAAGCAATTCATGTCGCGGTTCTGCGACGGTCCCAAACAATCTTCCAATCTTCGAGAGCTGAATTATCGTCTGTGGATGTGTTGCTTTTTCCGCCGCGAAAAGCAGAAGGTGCTTACTCAGCTTCCCGACAAGACACGTCAGTACATTACCTGCGACATCACTAACCGCAAGGAGTACACAGATGCGGAGAAGAATTTGCTTGGCTATCTGCGACAGTACAAGAACGCATCAGATGACAAGCTCATGCGAGCCATGCGCGGTCAAGTAATGGTGCAAATAGGTATTCTCAAACAGATAGCTGCCCACGGCAAAATCAAGGCTGTTTCGGACTTTATCCACGACATTATTGACGGAGGTGAAAAGCTTATCATGTTCGCATTTCTCAAAGATGTTGTGGCCGCGCTCAAAAAGGAGTTTCCCGATGCAGTCTGCGTAACTGGCAGTGAAAATACCGCTCAAAAGCAGGCTGCTGTCGACAAGTTCCAGAATGACCCCGACTGCAAGCTCATAATCCTCAACTATCGTTCCGGCGGTACGGGTTTGACGCTGACAGCGGCCAGCCGCGTCGGTTTCATCGAGTTCCCATGGACGTACAGCGATTGTGAGCAGGCAGAAGACCGTGCCCACCGCAACGGACAGAAAAACGCCGTCAACTGCTATTACTTCCTCGGTGATAAGACCATTGATGAGAAGATGTACAAAATCATTCAAACCAAGAAGGACATAGCCAACGGAGTAACGGGTACCACCACTCAGATTGAGGAAGATATTGTCAACATTACTATGAACTTGTTCAAAAATGAATTATGAACAAGGGTAAGAGATTCTGATACATGACTGAAAAAGAAATATTAGAGGTTGAGCAAACATATTCTGAATCCAAAATTCAGCACACTTGCGTAAGCTGGTTTCGGTTGACGTTCCCTAAGGTAGACCGCCTGCTATTCTCTGTTCCCAACGGAGGATGGCGTGGCGGTCGTGCCGGAGCGTCAATGGTATACGAGGGACAGGTCAAAGGTGTGGCCGACCTCATTCTTTTGTTCCCCTCTGGTGGCAAAGCGAGTCTGTGTATTGAGATGAAGGTTCCAAAGCGCAAAAGATCTCAAGCCGGGACACAGTCAGCCAGTCAGAAATCGTGGCAAGAATTGGTAGAGCGAAACGGCAGCGTGTATGTCGTTTGCCACGGTATTGTTGAGTTTATCACCGCCGTTTGCAAATACCTCCGCGTATCTCCGGCGCCCTATATCAAAGAAGCTCTAAACAAGTATCCACTTTATCGATGAATTATATTGAATTGATCAACCGCTTTTGGAGCGAGGTCGAGATGAAGGATTATAAATCCCAAGAGGCCAATCTTTACTTTTTCCTGTTGCATTATTGCAATAGAATTGGCTGGGTAAATCCGTTCTCCCTACACAACAAGCGAGCCGTCCTCTCGACGGGTCTCAGCGAGAAGACCCTAATCGAATGCAGGTGTAGGCTCAGCGAACGCGGGCTCATCGATTTTCGGCCCGGTAAAAGGAAGGCCGCACCGCCTGTTTATTGTTTTCCGGTAGAGGGTGAAAACGGTTTTTACTTTCCGTGGGAAAGTAAAACGGGAAGTAAAACGGGAAGTAAAACGGGAAGTAAAAACGGAAGTAAAACGGGAAGCTATAATAAAACTATAAACAGTAAACAAAAAACAAATAGTGTTGCTGTCGCAACACGCGCGGTACCTCAATGCATTGAGCCTGAAAGTCTTTTTGCGGATGAAGAAAGAAAAGCCGCAAAGAAGAAATCGCCTTCTAAACCCAAAATTGACTTTGTGCCCCCCTCGCTTGAAGAAGTCCGGCATTACTTCCTGAGTAAGGACGCTGACAAGCGTCTGACAAATTGGGAAGAGTCTGCGCAACGCTTTTACGACAATTTCACCGCCGTTGACTGGCGCGACAAGTACAACCGTCGCATCACTCGTTGGGACAGTCGTGCAAACTCGTGGATAATTGATGATGAGAAAAGGTATCAAGAAAAATTAGCAACGAATGAAAATAAACAACCGGATAGATTTTCAGAACGTCGAGGAACTGAGCCGAATACTGTACGGCGAAAAGGTTTCAAAGGAACGCTTTAGCTTGGAAATCCCTGAGAAAGACTGTGCAAACGCCCTGTATGCCGCGATGAAGGCTGTTGTTGAATACCGAGGAGGAATTTTAAGAATGGACAACGACACGCGCTCTCATATCCTCGCAACAGCTCGCTGGCTGATAAATCCTCACTCCACACCCGGCTTATTGCTGTGTGGATTGTGCGGCAATGGCAAAACAACTCTCGCAAAGGCTATCGCCTGGCTTATTGGTTATCTGACAGAGTTAGAAAATGGCTATTCAAAAAAATTGCGGATGCCGCTTTATACGGCTAAAAACATTTGCCGTATGTGTGCTGCCGGCGAGAAGTTCAAGGAACAGTATGACGAATATCAGAGACTGTTTCGCGAGCCAATGATGATAATTGATGACATCGGCGAAGAACCAAGAGAGGTCATGGTCTATGGCATGATTCACACTCCTATCATCGACATCATAAGCGAACGTTATGCCGCCCAGCTGATGACAGTTATCACCACAAATCTCGAGACAGATGCGCTAAAGGAAAAATATGGAGAGCGTATCTATGACCGCTTCTGTGAAATGTTAACTTCAATAGTTTTTGAAAATGACTCATACCGAAACCGCAAAGCTGGTGATACGTTGGGAAACGAGAAACAGCAGAGCAATTGAAGCAATCCGTAAACGCTTCGGAATACCGAATTACACCACAATCAACGGCTTTTCGCCGGTATTGCTGAAGGCAGAAGACCGTGAAGTTTTTGAGGAAACGGCAAGGCGCGGTTTTTTCCACTATATGCCTAAAGAATGGTCGTTTAACGGAGCCACTTATACATGGTAAAAATGGTTTAAAATGGTGTTCAATCTGTTTGCCAAACTTGCCAAACAGCATTAACTTTACTGTATAACAAACTAAAAGTCAAATCAATAAAACCTCTTATGGAAATAAAAAACTTGAAACTGTCATCGGTACACCCATCACCGATGAACCCTCGCAAAACATTCGATGAGGGAGCGCTAAAAGAGTTGGCGGAGAATATCCGGCAGCAGGGACTACTCCAACCTATTACCGTGAGACCGTCGAGCGGTTCTGAGGAAGAGTATGAGATTGTCTGCGGTGAGCGCCGTTACCGCGCCTGCTGCCTTCTCTCCAATGAAATCAGCGATGTTGCCTCTGTTAATCCTTGGGGAGAGATAACGGCCATCGTGAAAGAGATGACCGATGAGAAAGCTTTTGACGCGATGATAACGGAGAACCTGCAACGCCAGGATGTCGACCCGATGGAAGAGGCCTTCGCTTTCGGACAGCTCCAAAAGAAAGGCAGCTCAATTCAGGACATAGCACTCCGCTTTGGTAAGAGTGTCCGCTTTGTGCAAGACCGCATCAAACTCAATGCTCTCATCCCGGAACTGATGAAAGTCTTGAAAGAGGACAGGATGCCCATTAGCGCGGCAATGTTAATCTGCAAGGTTACGGAAGACCAGCAGCGAATGTACTACAAACAGTACAACGACAACTATCAAGGCTTCACAACGGCCACTGCATCAGGATTTGTCAAGGGATTGTTCCTGAACATTACCGACGCTGTCTGGAAAGACGCTCCTGAGTATGCCGGCGGCTGTGGAACCTCTTGCGGAGAGTGTCCCCTTAACACCTGCAACCATGGATGTCTGTTCTACGAAATGAAAGCCACCGACGGCCAGTGTACTTGCGAAGAGAAATTCATCGCTAAGACTGTTGCCTACGTTGCTGGATATCTTCAGGGCAATGATAGCACTCTGGTCAAGTCCGGACAGCCTCTTGAAAAGGGAAAGGCCGTCATCGCCATCGGAGACGATTCCTATGCCCCCAACAGCATCAAGAAGCTCAAAGCGGCCATACGCGCCAAAGTCGAGGAACTCGGCTATGAGATGGTTGAGCCGTCCACCCAGTTCAAGGGCCGGTGCTGGTATGACATCGACGATGAGCGCACACAGACATTTCTGGAGAGTGGCGAGTGCTACCGCGTCATTCAGCTGGGACAGTACAACTACATCCGCATAGAACAGCAAGCGTGGTACCTCAAAAAAGACGATCAGACCACCAATGTTGACAGCAACGGACTTCCACTCAAGGTTCAGGAGCTTGTAAACAAGTACAAGCAAGAGCAATCCTTACTCCCTTCAAGTTACGTTGTCAGAGGTTGCGAAGCTCTTGCTGATCATGGCCAAATCAAGGACCTCAATGGACTTGACAATGCCGAGTTCATCCTTGCCTATTCCATGATGATAGACAACAACAGAGAGTTATGCGCTGAGTTGGGACTTGGAGATTTCCCGAAAGCCGAGGAAATCACCGCCTATGTATCAGAACATTTTGAGATGGCACCGTATATCCTGCGATCATGGATAAAACACGCGCTACGCGTCGGCACCAATATTCTCACTCTTGATGAGATGAGACATCTGTCAAAGCCGTTCATCAACAGACTCGGGGATTTATGGTGCGCTGCCGAGTATCGAGATGCCATTGAGAAAGTCAACAAAAAATTCAGCAAGAGCGAGAAGAAAATTGCATCTCAGCTGAAAGCTCTCGGTTATACTCTGGAATGTGAGAAAATCACTGATACTGTGCCGGCCGAGGAAACTAATTTAGTCAAACAGTCTTTAGACAAACGATACAAGGAGATGAAAAAGAAACACCCTGATGCACTTCTCCTCTTCCGCGTTGGAGATTTCTACGAGCTATACAACGAAGACGCCGAGAAAGCTGCCGAGGTGTTGAAAATCACCATTACCAGGCGAGGCAAGAAGATGCTCGCCGGTTTCCCTCACCACGCTCTTGACACCTACCTGCCCAAGCTCGTCTACGCTGGTCTGAGAGTAGCCATCTGTGAACAACCCGAAAATCCCAATCAACAAAATGTCGCAAAACGAAATCAATAAGGCAGAACTAGCCATACGCCGAGCATGGGTAGAGAACCATTTTCATCAGCTCGGTTTATCTGACGAAGAAGTAATGGCATACAATCCCCTCCCCTCCGAGAACTTTTCGGAGGAAACTGACAAACCGATAGTATTCTATTTTGAGAGAAAGGAGAACAAGAAATGATAAGCAAAGAAGACGCGCGGTTAATCTACAATCTTCACGCGCAGATTGAAAGCACCGAGGAAATAATCAGCAAACTCCATGAATTTGTCAAGGAGCAAGATGCGAACATCCCCGACATCATAGATGATAAATACAACTACAACGGAAGTATAACAATCAACATTCCCTACTTCGATGCTGGGAAGTTCGACACAAGCCGAGGAGTGAGAGTATTTAACATCAGTTATCACGCTGCCCTACGAGTACTTGAAAACCATCTTGAAAGCCTGAAAGGACAAATCTACGCCCTAAGCGAAAGAGTGACGAAAGGAGGTTAAAAATGATAACAGAGAAACAACAGGCGCTCATTGACAAGGTGATGGATTGCTTCGACTTCCGTAAAGTCGTAAGTTACATGAAGCGCAAGAAATGGGAATGGGTGGATACTGATGGCCGCAGGTACATCCCCGAAGAGACTGAATTGAGAGCAAAAGCACGAAAACTCATGCGCACAGCAATAGAAAAAAGACGTAGCACAGGCACGGGCGGATTCATTGTATTCGTGGGCGAAGGTTATCTAAATCTTTTGTTCTGCATCGAGGAATACTTGGCAGAGAACGAGGATAGCGAGATACGGTATGGTTTAGCTGACAGAAAGGAGGATGAAAAATGAAAAGAACAATTAAATTCAGAGGCAAGAGCATCGACAACGGCGAATGGGTCTATGGAGACCTGAATCAAATTTTTGTACCTGAAGGTAGCACAGAGGATTGCCCGTCTATCTCTGACAAGTTTGACGGGACTTTTTTCGTGCATCCCAACAGCGTAGGACAATTCACTGGCATTGTCGATAAAGATAACGAGCAAATCTATGAGGGCGACATTCTACAATGCCTGTCCGTCCCCAATATCCCGCTTGAAGTGCGCTACAATACCATGCAAGGTGCATTTTGCCTTGTTGAGCATACTCATACCGAGGGCGCGTTGTTAGGCACTTGCCCTCTCGGTGAAATGCTCCGCCATTATCCCGATATGCGCGTTATCGGCACTCGTTTTGACAGCCCATCCCTAATAAGCGACAAGCAATGAAAACAAACATAGCAACAGACTCCTCACAGAGCCAACGCCTTCTCCGTTGCGGAGTGTCGGCAGACACGGCGGATATGGCTCGATACGAAGATGATGAAGTTCCCATGATGCCGTGGGATTGGACTACGGGGTCTTATGGAGGGACATTCCCTGCGTGGAGCCTCAATGCGCTGCTCGGACTTCTGCCGAAAGAGATAGACATTGACGGCTACAAATACCGTATAAGCATCTATTTCGAGAGTTCTGATGAACCCGTAATCGGCAATCAGTGGTGCTTGTACTACAAGCCGAAGAAACACAACGAAAAGAGCCATTACATAGACGATGTTCCGATGTATGCGACCGACCTTATTGAGTGCGCTGTACTGATGATTGAATGGCTCATAAGACACAACTATAAATTGAACAAGCAATGAAACCCTACCGAATAAAGCATATTCCCACGGGGCTATATTATAAGCCCGGAGAGGTGAATCTGAGCAAGACAGGCAAGGTCTATCAGACGGCCAACAATATCCTCACCTATGTATGCCGAGGCTCCGTTCCAGTGAAAGTCAACAAAGGTTCAAAGATACATGAAGCCACAAAAGATAAAATACGATTTGATGCAGCGCGATACCATCCTTGGCACGTGGTCGCCATGCTCCCGATAACCGAGTTTGAAAGAGAAGAATTATGAAGAACCTCACCCTAATTCTCGCCCTGCTTGCCCTGACGCTGACGGGGTGCGGATATAGACAAGGCGAGATAGATACAAATAACCGTCTGAACAACGCTGATGATGCGCTTATGAAAGCCGAATATGACGGTCATAGTTACATCATCTACAAAGGCTCGCAGAAAGGCGGCATCACCCACGACCCCGACTGCCCGTGCAGGGAAAAAGGATGGAAAAATGAATAATCTGGAGAATGTAAATGTTGGCGATAAACTATTTGTTAGTAACGGGTGGATAGGGTATCTTGAAACGGTTGAACGTCTCACTAATACACTTGTGATTACCAAAGTTCATAGGTTTGCCCGAAAGAGCGGCAGACTTAGCGGAAGTACTTGTTGGGATGCTCTCTACGCCCGCATCGCAACAGACGAGGATGTTGCGAAGGTAAGGCGCGAACAGATGATTAGGAAGTGCCGGGATGTTGACTTTTCGATTCTTACCAACACTCAGCTGGAGCAGATACTTGAAATCGCAAACAACCACATTAAACTTGACTGAGGATGATGTTTGAAACTAACCGAATATGCCTGTATTGTTCGCATTGCAGACGAATAATCTCTGACTACAAATGTGCAATATCGGCTACAATCATTAATCCAAAATTCACTTGTAGCAGATGGACGAAGCGATAGACCGCAAATCCTACGTCTCGCCATACGCGAAATTTGACAAATTTGGGAGGAAGAGAAAATGAAAAAGAAACACCGCAGAGCCGTGTGCAAAAGCCTTATATGGCTAATCAAGCCATTTTGGTGGCTGTTTAAGGCGATAGCGATGCCGTTTGCTATATTGCTTATGCTATTCCTCGATTGGGAAGAAATGTTAGAAACTAAACTTAAAGTACGACCTTATGACCCCGACTGACCAGCGACCGCAGGAGTGTTTCCGCTTTCATAACGGTCATTGTGGAAGAGCAATAAAGGAAGCCAATCTACCAAATGGCGAGACGATTTACTACGCTAAGTGTGACCCCTATTGTGAATATTTCACACCTAAAACCGAAAAGAAATGCAACTGAGATTAACAACACCCGAGGCGTTCGACCGCCTCATAGACTTCCTCGAAAAGGAGCGTGACCTTGTGTGGCCCGAATGGAGCGGATTCGACAAGACGGACCGCGACATATTCATCGAAACCGTCAAGGAGAACATGGCGAAAGACACGGTTTTGCTGAACGTCGAATGGGGATATAACGCGCAGAGCAACCGACTGGAATCGAAGGTGTATTACACCATCTTTTCGGAGATTGCCACCGACGAGGAGTATGTGAACGCAGAACTTAAAGAGAAAGAAGATGGAAAATAAACACACCTGCGCAAACTGCGAGTATTTCATCAACGAGGACGGGATGCCGCACTGCGCTATAAAAGACCTCTACACGGAGGCGCGAGCCGATGATAAGGCTTGTGCTGACGCTCTTATTGCGGAACTTAACAAGAAGAAAGAATGACGATATGACCAAGACGATAGAAGATTTAGCGAGAGAATATTATCTCAATGAGGTAGTGAACGGCGACACTTGCGATGATAAAGACGGTTGGACGGACTGCTTAGTCAGCGGTGCGGCAGCACTTATGCAGTTGCCCCTCGCCTCGCGTCTGACCGCCGAGGAGAAAGAGAGGGTGAGGAAAGAATATGCCAACACCTATCCGAATGACATTGATTGCGGAGTGGAGAATATACTTATCCAAGGTGTTTTGGAGCGCATCTTCGGCGCGGACTTTTTCAAGGAGGAGGAATGATATGAGCAAGAAGCGTGAATTGAAAAAGACAGCCGTACTTTATTCGTTGCTTACAATCATTGTAGGCGCGATTGTGGTAGGCTTGTTGTGTCTGTTTGCACAATGGGAATATAGTTGGATAATATTCCTGATAGGGTTCATTATTCTAATTCCACTTTGTGTCTACAAGACTTGGTACAACATCCTAAAAGAGAAAGAAGATGAGAATTGATGTTAAAACGCTCTGTATCGGGAGTCATGTGGAGTACAAAGGCAAACGCGTAAGGGTTGCGCTTGTGCGCGATGATGGCTGTATATGCGAGTATAAAGATAACGGGCAAGATGTAATCGTCGGACTCGGTATTGAGAAACAGCCTATCCCCATAACTCCCGAATTGCTCGCGGAGTTGGGGTTTGAGTACACAAGCCACGATTTCGGTATGTGGTGGCAGAAGAAAATCGACAATCGTTTATGTGAGATAGACGAGTGCAACGACAAGTGGATTATCGTTTATAAAGGTTGCGACTGTGCTATCCGCTATCTCCACGAAGCGGAGGCGTTACTTGCACTACACGGCGTTGAACTGATAAAGGAGTGAGGATGGACGGAGTTTACAAAGACCCTTTCGGACGATTGTTTTACAATACCAAGAAGAAGGTGGCAGAGTGGACGGTGGACGTTGAATTCCGAGAGCATAACCTTACCACGGAACAATCAGCCCTTGCCCGAAAGATAGTCAACGAGAATAAAGAACACACCCTTTGGGAAATTCTTGACGCACTGGCTCACGCGGGATTCCGTGGCGAGATTCTGCACCTTGAAAATATTCCTCATTGGAATGATTCAAAGATATGGGGAGCGCGTATCACTTCCGCGCCAACATTGGCACAGGCGCATAAGTGGCTTCAGGAGGCCAAAGGCATTGCTATCAACGTTATTGCGCATGGTCGCTGTGATTGCAGAGATGGAAAATATCACTGGGAAGAAGTGTATCTACCGAACTGCAAGGAAAACGGTCTAAAGTGGGCAGATTGGTTTATATATGGTAAACATCCTCTGTTTGATACCTATGAGCAAGCCTTATCTGATGGCCTCTCCCAAATGCTTAATCTGATTAACAAAAACGTCAATGAAAAAGAGCTTTAAATGGTGGCTAAGCCGAAAGGTATGTAAACACTATTTTTATGGCTGGTGTCATCTTCACATACAGCAAAGGCCGCGTGGCTTTGTTTACACGCATTGCCTTGGCGTTTGCGAAGACTACGAGTTAATCAACTAACCTAAAAACTAATTATGGATAAGATTGTATCTTCGCCTGTCATGGGTCTTTCAGTGCCCGGCATCGTTTTTGTGATTTTCCTCATCCTGAAACTGACCGGAGCTATTCAATGGTCATGGGTGTGGGTAACATCACCACTATGGATTCTTGCGGTTATCGTGGCTGTCTTGATGTTGCTGATAAGCCTCCAGGTTTTCATCTCAATGCGAAAGAAATAAAGGCCATGACACATAGCAACAAGTCGCCTCCGGGATTATAGAATAGAGAGAACTAACCAGTCATTCACAAACCCAAATTCATCTGAAATGGCAATACCGCTGAGAAAATTTGCTGTCCAATGCCTTCAGGCAGCGATTGAAGGCGGCAAAATTACCGAGGCGAGTTCTCCACGGGTATCGCTCTACGACATTTCCCGACGATGGAGAGAACTGTATGATGCGACAGCATTCCGAAGTCTTTCCGTAAAAGGATGGACAGAAAAAGAGGTTGCCGCCGCCCAGGTCATTATTGCCAGCCTGACGTTCCTTGAACGCATCGGGTGTAAGAATGTTGAAGAGTTGCTCAGGGATACCCTTGAGCACGAGTCTGCCCAATTGTAGGTTTCGTGTATGACTATTGATGATGTTTTTAATGATGATGTTTAGTCATGACAGAAATAACAATTCTCAAAATCAGCCTTCTTGATTTCAACAAGGGGCAGTTGCCGGGTCTCCCGAAGAATCCCCGGTTCTTCAGGGATTACCGGTATGAAGCTATGAAAAAGAGCATCGAAGAATCCCCTGAGATGCTTGAGCTTCGGGAGCTGATCGTCTATCCTTATGCCGAAGGGCGCTATGTAGTCGTTTGTGGCAATTTGCGTTTGAGAGCTTGCAAGGAACTCGGATACAAAGAGCTGCCCTGCAAAATCCTCGACCCTGAAACCGACGTAAAGAAGTTGCGCGAATACGCCACAAAGGACAATGTGAGTTTCGGCGAGAATGACAAAGACGTGATGCTCAACGAATGGGACAAAGACGAGTTGCAGGGATGGGGCGTAGAGTTCGCCCCGGAGAAGCCTGTCGATGACTTCAAAGAGAGGTTCGACTCCATCACCGATGAAACCGCCGTCTATCCTCTCGTTCCCAAGTATGATGAGCGGCATGAGCTGTTCATCATTCAATCGGCCAGTGAGGTCGATAGCAACTGGCTCCGTGAGAGGCTCGGAATGCAGAGGATGAAGTCCTACAAGACAGGCAAGGTGAGTAAGAGCAATGTGATTGACGTTAGAGATGTCCGTGTCGCGCTGGAGGGCGACAAAAAATGAGCGACCTGAAAATCGTAATCCCCTCCCACAAGCGGCATGACAGAGTTTTCTCAAAGAAACTCGTAAATAATCCTATCATCTGCGTGGCCGAAAGTCAGGCAGACATTTATCGGGAGTATAATCCCGAATGTGAAATAGTAACCCATCCCGATGATGTGATAGGATTGATACCTAAGCGAAATTGGATGGCTCGGCATTTCGGCAATCTGATGATGCTTGACGATGACGTTCACGTTGTCAAAACCCTTTTCGTAGAGAAAGGCGAAAAGGGCGTCATACGCGACCCTGATGAGATTACCCACATTATAGAGTCGCTATATGAGTTGGCCTGCCTCCTCGATGTGCATCTTTTCGGTTTTACCTCGGCGATTTCGCCGGTGATGTATAACGAGTGGGGCTACTACTCGCTGATGAAGATGATAACGGGATGTGCCTATGGTGTCCGCTACAACAAGAACGTATGGTGGAATGAAGAGCTTAGCCTGAAGGAAGATTTCTGGATAAGCTGCTACATGAAGTACAAGGAGCGCAAAATCCTCACAGATTTGCGTTACAACTTCGCCCAGAAAGGTACATTCGTAAACGCTGGCGGTCTCGCCGCCTTCCGTAATCAGGAAGAGGAGCGCCGAAGCATCCTGTTCATCAAAAAACACTTCGGCGACAGCATCAACCTCAAAGGTGCCACCAACAACGGCAAGGACAAAACCAAACAACTCGTCCAGTACAATATCTCGGCACAGTTCAAATTCTAACTGCAAACCGTGTTTTGAAAAGCAAAAAAATGGTGTAAAAAAAATGGTGTTCAACCTGATTGCATCTCTTGTTTTTCTGCACTAACTTTACAGTACAATCAGCTAAAAGATGCAGTTATGATAATACGAACAATATCCGGATATGACTTCTTTGAAGTGAGCAGCGCCATGCAGAAAGCCATTCGGCGCGGCGATGCAAGAGTGGCCGGTTTCTTTGCTCTGGAGCTCTGGCACAGCAACTATAGGGATTATGTATGGAAACGTCTGTTTACCATCAGTGCCGAGGATTGCTACGGACTCATCACGCGAGAAATTGAGGCTCTTTGGCAGGGTCACGAGTTAGTTAACAAGACCACTACCGACCAGAAAGCCAAAGGCCGCATATTCGTGAGCAAGGCTGTGCTACTGCTGTGCCAGTGCCGCAAGAACCGTGATGCTGACCACCTGCAAAACTTTGTCTATGACCGTCAGGACGTGGACGTAGAGCAATGGTTAGAAGATGTGAGAGCGTATCCTATTGAGATACCCGACTACACATATGATGTCCACACCCGAAAGGGTAAAAAACACGGGAGGACTAAAGAAGAGTTTTTCCGCGAAGAGTACGAGGCGTTAAAACCGAGAGTTCCCGGAATATTTGATGATCTCGTTCCAAAACGACAAGACAACCTATTCAGCGGCATTGACTGACACCAGTCGTGCCGCTAATCGTTAAATCAATTATCTCAATCAATGGAACTACCACCGATTGACAAATCACTGCTGGCAAAGATGGGCATTCCGGAAACGACAATACCTGTCAAGCCGGCAGTTGATTTTGGGGTGAACATAGAAAGCCCCAAACCACAAGTTGAAGAACCGCTGACAACCGAGAAGTGCATAAAGTTGTTCGGTGCACGTGAGGCGGTGATGATGAATTTCATTCCCCAGATGCTCACAGCGCTTGCGCTTGAACAAGCCGAGGGTTTTATCAATTATTGCCGCGACCACCGTATCAGCGAGTTCAAACGCCACAACCGAGAGATGCGCAGCTGCATCAAGGAGTATAATTACGAGCTGCGGGCGAGTTATGGCGAATCCTGGTACGCATACCAAAATTATCTTGAACGTCTGCGTAAGACGGTTGAGTTTGATTTGTTCAAGTGCTGGTGTACTTTCACCAACGAGGCAGCCAGGCAGTATATTGGTAATCCGCATATTGAAATACCAGCTCGGGTAACCCTTATCAGGATGATTTTCACATTCGTAGAAGACTTTGACAAAAATATCGACAAGGTCATATCCGAAAGAATCAATCAGCCGTGCAGCCGTAAGCAAGACCCTTATTGTTTCCTCATATCCGTGCTGTGTACGGATATTGCAGAGACATTCGGAGCCAAGATGAAAATAACTGATACAATGGCTCTTTGTGTGAAAGTCTTGGCAAACAAGTGCCATCGATTTGCTGATGGAATAATGAGGGAAGAAGACTCAGAAGGTGTGAAGTCTTGACACTTTTTGACAAATGTTAAGGTGATAAAATGGTGGCTGATTTTGATTGCAAAACCAGTATAAGTGCCATAACTTTACAGGTGTAAGGGAGATACTAAAATATCAACCTGCAAATAAAAGTCAAACCAATAAAATATCAAAAAAAATGAAAACAATAACTGACCTCAACGCTCTCATTCCTCAACTCACTGAACTTGTTCTCGACAACCCCGAAATCGGAGAATCTTACTACGAACAAGACGAGGATGGCTGGAACAGATGTGATTATAGCAAATCCAACTGCGTTTGCTACGAGGAAGATGGTTGGTGTATTGAAATTCAATTTGATTGCTGTGGAGCATGGGACAATGACCGTGGAGATTATTGGAGCCCCGGGAGTGCTGAACTTCAAAATGCATGGGGCGAGGTTACGGAAATCACCGCCTCCCACTATGATGAAGACACCGATGAGGAAACCGAATTTAACGAAGAGGACCTGAAAGAGCTTTGGAGCGCTCTTGACAAAGTCCTTGAAGATATTGCATAAGTCAAACCAATAAAACCAACGAGAATGAAAAAGTATGTTTTTCGGGTCTATACGACCTATGACCCTGAGGATGGCTTCAATGCCTGGGTCAGAGCGAACAGCCGCCAAGAGGCCGAGTGCGAAATCAGGAGTGAGTATCACTCTATCACTCGTGTAGAACTCCTAAGAACTGAAAAGGCATGACACGGAAAGAGAGACAAGAGGCGCGGGCAGAGCGGTTCCGCGAATATGCCGAGAACGCCGCCAAGAGAGCCACAGCCGCTTTCAATGCGAGCAATGATGTTGTGGCAAACATTCCCCTTGGTCAGCCAATCCTCGTCGGCCACCATTCCGAGAAAGCACACCGACGCGCCTTGGAACGTTCCAACAGCGCAATGATGCGGAGCGTGCATGAGTCCGAGAAAGCGGCCTACTACGCTCGAAAAGCCGAGGCTGTTGAGAACAATGACAACATCTACATAGGCGATGATGATGCAATAGAGCGGCTGAAAAAGAGGATTGCCGAACTCACTGCACTTCAGGAACAGATGAAAGGTGCGAACAAGATTATCCGCGCCAAGAGTCTGAGCGATATAGAAAAGATTGATGCACTTGTCAATCTTGGAATATCGAGACCGCAAGCGAATAAGATTGTAGGAGCGCAAATCATCTTCCCCGGTTACGCACTTACCAACAATAATGCCAAAATCAATGCCGCGAAAAAACAGCTCACAAAGGCCGAGGCATTAGCGTCAAAAGAAGATCGAGAGTACACCATTGATGACATAACCATCGAAGAGTGTTACTCCGAGAATCGTGTCCGCATCTATTTCCCCGGCAAGCCCGACGATGAGATGCGAGAGAACTTGAAGCGGAATGGCTTCCGATGGGCGCCGTCGATGGAATGTTGGCAAGCCTACATCAACCATTGGACCCTCCGCTTCGTGAACGAGATAACCAAGTCAAACCAATAAATCCATATCAAAATGGCAAAAATTCATGTAGCCGAGGTGTATCAGGTCAAGCACCACACCTTCGACTGTTTCAGCCACAAACAAGACGTAACTGCGTTCTAACAATACTATGCTCTGCTACTCTGTAAGGCTAAAGGATTACGTTCAAGTATCCGCCAAAGCGACCAAACTGTTTGCCTATGACGGCAGCACGTTGGTAATCCCGTCATGCTGTATGCTGCGACCTGACTTTAAAAAAGATAATGCTTATTGGATTGCCGCATGGGTGCTTGATAAAAACAGTGAGCAATTCCAGTTTTCAACAAAACGCAAAGGATGGTACGACCCACGTAAGCGAGAAGTCCGGCCTTACATCGAAATAGAGTATCATGAACCTTCAAACATAGAACCAGTATCAGACAATTCGATAGATGAACTCAGGAGAGTTAACAGTTGATCAGCGTGACTGCCTTAAGCATTTGTCAGAGTGGCGTGTTGGAGCAGTCTTCATGGATATGGGCACGGGTAAAACACGTGTTGCCTGTGAAATAATCAACGAGATAAAGCCCGGCGTCGTACTGTGGATAGGCCCGCTCATGACACTCGACACAGTACGGGCCGAGCTTAGTAAGTGGCAGTGTACTGTTCATGTAGAGTGTATTGGTGTTGAATCTCTCGGTCAAAGTCAGCGCATTTTTCTGCAATGCGAGGAGTGGGCACGTTGCCAATTTCGCTTAATGGTAATAGTTGACGAATCGTTAAAAATTAAAAACATGGAGGCGAAAAGGACTAACCGAGTGCTGACTCTCGGTAAGTTGGCCGAGTACCGTTTTGTTCTGAATGGCACACCGCTTACACGCAACATACTCGACTTGTGGTCACAGATGGAGTTCCTGTCACCAAAAATTCTCAACATGAGCTATCGGCAATTCTACAACACATTTTGCCGATACAAGACGCTAAAGATGGGTAAGCGACAGCGGGACATCATAGAAGGTTTTAGCAACATCGACTACTTGTATAGCCTTATAGCGCCGTATGTTTACCGTTGTGACTTGCACCTGAATGTATCGCAGATGTACAAGACTGTTACTTACAACGTATGTCAGGATACCATCGCAGAGTATCATCGCATCATGGAGAAGTACCTGGACATGGACGAACTTGACAAGTGGAATGACAATATCTTCTTTGCCATGACCACAGAAATGCAGATGGCTTATTGTGTGGATGACAACAAGCTCGAAGCATTAAACCGCATTATGGAGCAACTGCCACATGATAGCACCGTTATCTTTTGCAGATTCATCCTCTCGCAAAAAGTCTGTGCTGCAAGATATCCGGACGTGTTGGTGTTATCGTATCAAAAGGAATCCTTTGGGCTCAACTTACAGCAGTACTGTAATACCATCTATTTCGATAAAGTATGGGATTTGGCATTGCGCACACAAAGCAGCCGCAGGACATATCGTATGGGTCAGCTCAACGACTGTACATATTACGACATCACGTCCAATACCGGGCTGGACCACATGATACAGAAGAATATCGATGCTAAAACCGACATGGCCGAATACTTCAAAGCGAAAACAAAGAAACAAATTAAATCCGAGTTGGAATAACAATATTTAACATTTATAATGTGTCATATATAACACATTATTATTAACTTTGCATAGTCAAACTAATAAACCAAACGACCATGTACCACACGTACTACAGCAAAGAAGAGTTCGCAGCAAAGCAGGCTGCTGAACGCAGGAGAATCGGATATCAAATATCGGAAGCACGTAAGGCTGCCGGCCTGACACAGGCAAAACTGTCTGAGATGACGGGGATGAACCGGACCGACATCTCCAAGATAGAGAACGGCTCACGTAATGTATCCATAGACACTCTGACGACGATAGCACACGCTCTGGGATGCAGCATATGGATGCTTCGCCGAGACATGGCCAAGAATGCCAACTACGACCAGTTGTATGTCGAACACATCATGGAGAAGGGCAAGGTCCTGACAATGGGCGATGCCCGCAGGCTCGCAGGCAAGAAAATCGCGTACACATTCCAGGGCTATTACATGAACGAACCCTACGTCGAGGAGGTAGTCATTGGCAAAGAAGTCATCAAGGAGGAGCGCTTCATGTCTCCTCTGACATACTACCTGACGGCTCCCGACGGTGATAATCTGTACCTCTTCGCCGACTCAACGGATGACAACGCTGTGGTGAATTGCGGTGATTGGGGAAACGAAGTACATTTCATAGAGCTGTGAGTACCAAGGTCTATCAAGACCGGAATGTGTATGAAGCAGCCGTAGAGCGGCTGGCCATTACATATTCCGAGTTTGACCGTGTATGCGTATCTTTTTCAAATGGCAAGGATAGTGGTGTGATGCTTAATCTTGCCATTGACGCAGCACGGAAAGCAGGTAAATTGCCTGTCTATGCGATGTACATTGACATGGAGGCTCAGTATGCCCATGCAATCGAATACACCCATCGGATGTTCAACCGTCCCGAGGTATGCGGGTGGTGGATTTGCCTCCCTCTGCACTTGCGTAATGCAGTAAGCCAGTTCCAGCCTCATTGGCTGTGTTGGGATAAAGAGAAGCGTGATGCGTGGGTGCGTGAGTATCCTGACAACCCGTATGTAGTAAAGGATGAGTCATATTTCCCGTTCTTCCGTCGTGGGATGGAATTTGAGGAGTTCGTGCCGGAATTTGCCCGCTGGTTCAGCAAGGGTAAGAAAACGGCAATCTGTGTAGGCATCCGCTCTGATGAGAGCCTGAACAGATTCAGAACTATCCGCAACGAGGATAAGGTCACATACAAGGATTATATGTGGACAACGAAGCTTGACCCGAAAGCGGATAACGAAATTTACAACATCTATCCTATCTACGACTGGCGAGTGTCAGACATTTGGGCTTGTAATTGGCGGAACCGCTACGACTACAACCGCATCTATGACATAATGTATCTTGCCGGAGTGCCGGTATCAAAGATGCGTTTGTGTCAGCCTTATGGTGATGACCAACGGCAAGGTCTGTATCTTTTCAAATTGCTGGAGCCTGAGACTTGGGCCAAAATTGTAAATCGTGTTGAGGGGGCAAATTTTGGGAACAGATACACTGAAACAGACAGGACCACGCTTGGCAACTACAAGGTTAATCTGCCGGAGGGTCACACATACGAGAGTTACGCAAAATTCCTGTTATCGACCATGCCTCCCTATCTTGCTGCTCATTACAAGGAAAAGATTGACAAGTTCCTGAAATGGTGGGATGACCAGGGAATGAAAGTAATACCTGACTTTGCCGACCCGAAGTTAGAGGCAAAGCGAAAAATACCCTCGTGGCGTCGCATCTGCAAGGTATTGCTTAAGAATGACTATTGGTGTAAGGGACTATCATTCTCACAGACAAAGAGAGAACTTGAGAAGCAGGTAAACATGATAACGAGATATAGAAGCGAATTATGGTAAAGGTAGATTTGCCCGAGGGCTGCACTTTTGAAGAGAAGGTAGCCATATACAACGAGGTGACGCAAAGTCTTTACGATTGGCTCGGCATACAATGCCCGGCGTTGAATGTGCAATTGGTCAAAGCTGCAAGTGTGGCCGGCAATGACTATAACCCCAACAAGGTGGCGCCTCCAGAGATGCGCCTGCTGAAGTTGAGCATACGTAAGGATGGTGTTACGATGCCTGTTGTGGTATGCGATACGCCTGCTGATAAGAAGCATCCGTACACGGTTGTCGATGGCTTTCACCGCACTATGGTTATACAGAAGGAGAAGGACATCAATGAGAAGCTGCATGGTTATATACCTGTAAGTCGCCTCAACAAGTCTATAGAAGACAGAATCACCTCCACTGTGCGTCATAACATGGCCCGGGGCACGCATCAGGTCGAGCTATCAGCAAAGCTTGTAGCTATGCTGCGTAAACACAATTGGACAAACGCACGTATTGGAGAGGAACTTGGAATGGACGCAGACGAGGTGCTACGGTTGAAGCAGATAACGGGACTTGCAGAAGCATTCAAAGACGTTGATTTCAGCAAATCCTGGATATAAAATAGCATAGCAAAATAATTGCGCGGTCGGACTGTTAAATTAGCCCGGCCGCGTTTCGTTTCACCAATAACAAATATCAATGGACGAACTTAATGTGTATCAGCAGGCGGCGCTGGAAACGGCCGTGTATCCTGCCGAGCAGAGAATTGTTTATCCGGCACTCGGACTGAATGGAGAAGCCGGAGAAGTGGCCGAGAAGGTCAAGAAGGTACTTCGCGACAATCACGGGTACTTCGATGAATACCAACGTGAGCAGATAGCCCTGGAACTCGGCGACGTGCTGTGGTATGTCGCCACGCTGGCCCGAGACATCAACTATTCCCTGGCAAAGATAGCCGCGATGAACGTCGAGAAGCTGCGTTCACGCAAACAGCGCGGGAAAATCCACGGCAACGGTGATAACCGATAAAGAACCGACCATGTTAAAGCGAAAGGGCGATATCACGTCTATTGAAACACCTCCGCACTTCAACCCTATCGTGTTCAGCACGAATAAGATTGCTGCTGACCGCATAAACAGCATTGCATCATTCCTGCTGAATGACGTTGAGGACATGGAACACCACATAAGCATTTTATATGATAAGAACGGCAAAGAGATATACGAGGGCGACATCATTTTGTATGGAGGCTCAATCCAACATGAGGTTGTATTCCGTCATGGTGCTTTCGGATATCTTCTTTATGGAGGTGAGTTTATATCATACGCTGGAAACACAAACTTCACATTCAATCCTCTTAATCGTTCCAAAGAACATGAGGTAATAGGAAACATCTACGATAATCCCGAACTACGACAAACCCAATACGATGATACAACTACTATACATTGACCTATTCTGCGGCGCCGGCGGAACCTCAACGGGAGTCAACGAGGCCCGGCTGAATGGTGAACAGTGTGCCAAGGTTATCGCTTGTGTCAACCACGACCCAAAGGCCATAGCCTCCCACGCGGCCAATCATCCGGGCGCGCTCCACTTTACGGAAGACATCAGGACGTTGAACCTGGCACCGCTTATCCAACGCATCAAGGCTTGCAGACATGAAAATCCGCAAGCCTTGATTGTTCTATGGGCATCGCTCGAGTGTACCAATTTCAGCAGAGCCAAAGGCGGTCAGCCGCGTGATGCCGACAGCAGGACTCTCGCGGAACACCTCTACCGCTACATAGAAGCCATCGACCCTGACTTTATCCAAATAGAGAACGTTGAGGAGTTCATGTCCTGGGGGCCGCTCGATAAGAATGGCCGTCCGCTTTCAATGGACAAAGGACGTGATTATGTCCGATGGATCAAGAACGTCAAAGCGTATGGCTACAACTACGACTACCGCATCCTGAACTCGGCCGACTTCGGCGCCCGGACAACACGCAAGCGTTATTTCGGAATGTTCGCCAAGAGAGGTCTGCCGATCGTGTTCCCCAAGCCGACCCACAGCCGACGGCCCACCGGCAATCTGGAGCGGTGGCGAGCCGTGCGCTATGTCCTCAACCTCGATGAGTGGGGACAATCCATATTCACGAGGAAGAAGCCATTGGTTGAGAAGACGCTGATGCGTATCTATGCCGGACTCATCAAATTTGTGGCCGGTGGCAAAGATGCCTTCCTGGTTAAGTTCAACAGCATGAGTCAGCGAGGCAAGTATGTGCCGCCCTCCATTGATGAGCCGTGTCCGACAGTGGCCACTCAGAACCGCCTCGGCCTCGCGCACGTTGAGTTCCTGTCAAAGCAGTTCAGCGGCTCAACCTACGATAAGAACGTGTCGTTGGATGAGCCAGCCGGAACTATAACGTGCGTTGACCACCACGCGCTCGTCAGCGCCCACTTCCTGACATCGTTCTACGGCAACGGCGGCTGTCGGGATATAGACAGCCCGGCGCCCACCATTCCTACCAAAGACAAGTTCGCGCTTGTAAATCCTCTGTTCTTGGATATGCAGTACGGCCAGGGCCGACCCACGTCTCTTGATGAGCCTGCCGGATGTATCACAGCCAACCCGAAACATCATCTTGTTACAGTTGAGCGGTTGACATCTATTGAGGGAATCCAGAGTGAGACGCGCAAATTTTCCACCAAGGATCACCGTCAATTCTTCTTGATGAACCCACAATTCTTCACGTCCGGCAGCTCCATAGATGAGCCGTGTTTCACTCTCATTGCCCGAATGGACAAGCGGCCTCCTTACCTCGTCTGTGTCGAGGGTGGTGGCATCGGCATAGAGGTCTATGAGAATGACTCGCCCATGACGGTAAAGATAAAAGAGTTCATGGCTTGCTACAATGTATTCGACATCAAACTGAGGATGCTCAAAGTCGTAGAGTTAAAGCGAATCCAAGGCTTCCCCGATGACTATGTGCTGATGGGCAATCAGAGCGATCAGAAGAAGTTCATCGGCAACGCCGTCCACACGAGCATCCCGAAAGCATGGTGTCCGGCCTTGTGTCGGGCTATCCAATCCCTCAAACCCCAAGAGGTCGCTGTATGATAGAGATAAACGGCTACAAGTTCTATGAAGAGCCAGGGAGTTGTGGTAGTTGCCCCTGCATGAACACAGGGGCAACCCACCTCAGCCCCGGTGTCAAGCGCGGCCACTGCATCCTATGGAATGAATGGCATCTGAGCTATCGCAATATCCCGCCGAGGTGCCATAAACTTTTCAAAAAGGCGATGACCTATCCCGACGGGTCTAAATTGGTCATAGTCGCAAACCAATAATATACCAATTATGGCAAGACCGAACAGTAACGGCATAGTTGCCCTCCACGATGACAAAGAGAGCGACAGCGGCTTCTTCTGCATGAAACTCGTTGGCTACCTCAACGAGGAGGCGCAGATGGGTACAGAGTTCTACGAGGTTCTATGGCATGAGCGTTTCGCCCAGGCAAAGGCCGGAGAATATGCCTATCGGGATAAATGCCCCATTTATGCCAAATCTAACCTCAAACTAAGTTCTAAAACGGTGAGATTAAAAGAGAAAAATGAAAAATAATAAAAGCAAAAAGGAATGAAGTAAAAAAAGCAAAAACGATGAAAAGGGACCACGCTACACACATCACATCAACATCATCAATAGCAAGAAAGTCCCAATTAGACAATCTGCACTTAAAGAAATTCGTTAATTTTGCAGATGGTTATGAGATGCCTACGCTCAAAGCGTGTAACATCATCCCGACTTCGCTTGTGTCGTTCAATGCGGCGCTAACGGCCAAGGACCATAATCAATGCGTACATTTCTTTATTGATGATTACCAGTTTGAAAGAATCTGGAACCTACCTGACCGCTATGTTGAGTGTCTGAGGCAATTTCAGTGCGTCATCGCTCCCGATTTCAGCCAGTACACCGATATGCCATACCCTCAGCGGATGTGGAACAACTATCGGGGCAAGTTCATCGGAGCATGGCTGCAATCCCAAGGAGTGACGGTAATTCCAAACGTCACATGGTCATTGCCGGATAGCTATGATTATTGCTTTGACGGCATACCTCAACAGTCTGTCATCGCCATTAACAGCACCGGCGCCGCCCGATATGGGTTGACACGCTTCTTGTGGCTCAAAGGCTACCGAGAGGCATTGTCGAGACTCCGCCCGCTTGCTATCATCCGCTATGGCACCATGATACCTGGTGAGGACACCTCAGTGAGCATTTATTTCAACAATGAGCGAGTGCTAAATCTGAGAAGCTATGGGAGGTAACGGAACTGCATCAGTCAACGGCAGCATAGCATCGTCCGAGCGACAATATGTGAGCCACGGAACATACCACGACCCTGTCTATGGAAATATTGAAATTGTCGAATGGACGGGAGGTGATAAGAATAAAAGCCCTGAAGAGAGCAACTCCGCGCCGAGAATGTACGTTACATTCTACAAGGACGGTTCCGGCGTGAACGAGATTGCCAAGTACGGTGCCGATCACAAAAAGGAATGGGCTATCCATACCCAGCCGCACAACTCAAAAAAGGCTCAAAAGAAAGGCGAGGCGATTGATGGGCCGCATATTCACCGTTGGGAGAATGGCCGAGCGCTTAAACCTGAACGGTTCTCGCCCAATGACCCACGCATAGCACTTCTGCAAAGAGTCCAGAACTTTCAGAAAACTAAAAAATAATCATGTGGAAAAATAGAGACGAATACATAAAACAAGACATCAACGGTCGATGGATTAACACGGAGTATCCACCTGACAGTTTTATCCAATACCCCAATAATTCGGGGTATAAGAACGCCAATGCCGAGATGCTTTTCTATCAGTTTGCGGTTCAGTATTATGACTTGCGGATAAAGTATCAAGGCAATGAATACCTCGCTATTGTCGATGATGATGGCGCATACATAGCAGACTCCCTCTATCATCGTATCAGCGACATATACCCGACAGCAAATGACCTCATCAACCATGCCACCATGCCTGATGGGAAGCATCTCTATGAACTTGTAAGGGATGCCAAACAAATCTCAATAGACATTTTGTAAACAACACTATACCAACTATCGGCCCGATTGACAAACATCGTCAGTCGGGCCTTTTTGTTTCCATGAAACTCTACATATCAATACCAATCAGCGGCAGGCCGCTCCATGAGGCCAAGTATCATGCCGAGTGCATCAAGGCCACGCTCACGCCACATGGCCACGAGTGCGTTACGCCCTTTGATGTCTGCTCGGAGCCGGGCAAGACCTACGGCCACTACATGGGCCGCGATATTGAGGCCATTCTGGACAACAACATCGACGGCATCGTGTTCGGCCACGGCTTCCACGACTCCAACGGCTGTATGCTGGAGCACGCCGCCGCACAAATCTACACCAAGAGCATAATCTATGAGTCGTGCTTCTACATGATGGATCTCGATACTCTAACAATTAAACCAATATAGCACATGAAAGTGATTGTAACCGGCGGTGAGGGCTTTATCGGCAAGGCTCTCACTGCTGCTCTTAAAAAGCGAGGCGTGCAAGTTGCCGTCATCGACCGCCGCGCCGGAATTGAAGTTGCCGACTTCTTCAGGACTGCCGACCTCTCGGACATCGACTGCGTGTATCATCTGGCCGCTCAGACCTCAGTGTTCAACACCGACAAAGATGCCGTCAAGGCCGACAACATCGATGCCTTCATGGTGGTGTGCGATGCCTGCCGCCGCCATAACGTGCGCCTGGTGTATGCGTCATCCTCCACGGCGAACGGATGCAACACCACATCTCTCTACGGCATCAGCAAGCGGTTTGACGAACAGTACGCCGCCTGCTACCATCCCGGAGCCACGGGAGTGCGTCTGCACAACATCTACGGGCCTGACCCTCGTCAGGGTACTCTTCTTTGGCATATTCTCAACGACAATCCTGTCAAGCTCGTAAATGCCGGACGCAACGTGCGCCACTTCACATTCATCTCCGATGCCGTCGAGGGCTTTATCTATGCCTACGGAAGCGGAGAGAAGCTGCTGAACGTGGCCAACCCCGAAGAGACCTCCGTCTATGATTTCGCGTTAGAGGTGGAGAAATACAAACCTCTTGAAATCGTGATAGATAGGCACAAGCGTGATTTTGACCGCAAAGAGCAGACGGTCGATGAGAGCATTCCTACTGTACCTTTGCAATATGTGTCGGTAGCCGAGGGCATCCGGCGCTGTCTTGAGCATGAGACGGAGAAGTAAGATTATACGAATGGATGATTGGGACGCTGTCGCCAAGGGTCCGAAACTCCTAAGCGACAACGTCCCTCGTTGCGACCTTACTCCAAGAGAGGCATTGCACCGCATCGGTTCGCTCTACTACATCTCGCAGTTCAAGCGGAGCAAGGAGGGTCTGACGTTCCGGGAGATTAAATCCTCGGCCGATCATGCCGCGATGTTCGCCGATGTTGCGTGCAAATTCATTTCAACATTCGTTGGCAATACGGCAGACTGGTGCATAATCACAACTCCGAGGCGCCGACACGCTGAGGGCTTCCACTTCGCAACTGAGGTATGTCGTATAATCTCTGACACTATCGGCATTCCGTTCTATGGTGACGCCTTGCAGTGCATCAACCATGACCGCCTGCATCCTGATTTCATGTTGTTGAGGCCCATCGCCGAGCGGCGGGTGATAGTCTATGATGACATCATCACCACTGGCTCCACGATGATCGCGACCAACGCGCAGCTCGGAGACCGGGACATGGTTCTCAACCTCATAGGCATCAGTAACCGATAAATCCATTCTCCCGGCGATGATTTTGAGACAATCCCCACCTCATTTGAGCGCAAAAACGGCTCATATCGCCATAAAAAGCGGCAAAGCGGGTAGAATTTTACGCATTTGCCAAATTTTTTAGGGAGCGGGAGAAATCCAAATGATGGCTACAACCTCAATGGCATCTGTTCATCATCTGAATCAATTATTACGACAACATCATCAACAATAGCATAACATCATTATCATCTATGGCAAGAGTAAAGAACAAACATGGCCTCACGCCTCAGCAGGAACTGTTCTGTCAGTATGTAGTCGATGCGTATGGCAACGATACCAAAGGCATACTTGTGGCCGCCTATCGCAAGGCCTACAACTGCAAGAGTGACGTGAATGAACCTTGGCATTACAGCAAGGCAAGTGCTTTGGCTGCCGAGGATAAGATAAAGGTAAGGATAGAGCAACTTCGAGAAGAGCAGGCTCGCCTCGCGTCGATAAGCCGAGAGCGCATCATCAGCGACGATGTGAGCATCCTCGAACTTGACCCTCTTGACTTGTGGACAATCGACAGTAAGACGGGCCGCTGGCGTATGCGTTACCTGCATGAGATACCCAAGAAGACTCGCAAGCTGTTGAAGTTCGTAAGGGTCGGCAAGAACATCGTCCCGGAGGTAGATAAGGATGCCGCCAAGAAACGTCTTATTGACGTACTTGGATTTGCCGCCGCCAAGGACATCAATGTAACCTCGCAGAGCAATGTGGCAGGGGAGCTCCGCATCGGATTTGATGAAGATGACGAGTGAATGGATTGAAAGCAAATAAGGGTAAAATCATTTCACTTTGTCGGGAGGGGTGGAAAAATCCCCGTGGAAATACAAAAGTGAGTAAGCAAATCTGCTCAAAAACCTTTCAAACTGTCAAAATCAATGAAGATAAATTTCAAGAAGCTCAATCCTGTCGGTTTCTATCTGCTGAGGTTCCTGCAAGACCTGACCATCCGCTTTATTATTCTGTTCGGAGGGTCATCGTCCGGCAAGTCATATAGCGTTGCGCAGATTATTCTCATATTCACAATATGGGAAGGGAGCAACACGCTCGTCATGCGTAAGGTTGGGGCCTCAATCCGAGACTCCATATATCAGGACTTCAAGACAGCCGCTGACCAACTTGGAATAACGAATTTGTTCAGGTTCTCCGATGGGGTTAAGACAATAACGTGCCTCAGCAACGAGGCGCGTATTGTGTTCAAGGGCCTTGATGACTCGGAGAAGATAAAAGGTCTGTCAAGTTTCAAGCGTGTTGTCCTTGACGAGGAGAGCGAATTTGAAGAGGAGGACTACAAGCAAATCCGCAAGCGTCTGCGCGGTATGGTGGGCCAGCAGATTATAACCACATTCAACCCCATCAAGGAAACACATTGGATAAAGACCCAGGTGTTCGACAAAGAGAAGTGGCATGAGATTCCGAAAATCGTAGAGATAGCAGGCCGAGAGTTGCCACCACAACTCACCGACGTGAAATCAATACGTATGAACGAGCCGAAATCAATCCTCAACCCTCGCACCAAAGAGATAGAGGAACACCCCTCGGACACTGTTGTCATTCAGACCACCTACCTCAATAACTTTTGGGTTGTCGGCTCTCCTGACGGCACCTATGGCTTCTATGACGAGCAGTGTGTGGCCGACTTCGAGCGAGACCGCCTCAACGACCCCGACTATTACAACGTCTATGCCCTCGGAGAGTGGGGTGTCATCCGCACAGGCTCCGAGTTCTTCTCATCATTCAATCGCGGTGTGCATACGGGAGTATGCGAGTATGACCCGACATTGCCGGTACATATCAGTGTTGACTCCAACGTGCTGCCCTATATCTCATGCACCTATTGGCAGATTTCGTTAGATGGTGGCAAGAAGCATATCAGGCAAATTGGCGAGACGTGTGCTGACAGCCCGAACAACACAGTCAGAAAAGCGGCCAAACTCGTTGCCAAGCGTCTGCATGAGATGGGAGTCGATAAGGTCATTCTCCACGGTGATGCCTCAACGAGAGCTGCCAACAACATTGATGACGAGAAGCGTTCATTCCATGACCTGTTCATTGACACCTTGCAGAAAGAGGGTATCGAGGTTATTGATAAAGTCAGCAACAAGAACCCAAGTGTGCCGATGTCCGGCGAGTTCATCAATGCGATATTCGATGCCGTGTTGCCTGGACTCCAAATAACGATTGATGAGCAGTGCAAAGTCTCGACTGAGGACTACATGAGCGTTCAGAAGGATGTGAACGGTGGTATACTCAAGACCAAGGTCAAAAACAAAATCACCATGCAGACCTACGAGGAACACGGCCATATCTCCGATACGTTCCGCTATGTTGTCGTTGACATGCTCCGTGAAGAGTTTCTTCTGTTCTCTAACCGCCGCAAGCGCAACCTTTATGCCAAAGACGGGGCCATTCATTTCTTCAATCCCGATACCAAGTGCGCATATAGCCGAGAGATTGCCTATGCTATGCCGAATGTCAACGGCAAGTTCGCCCTGGTGCATGGGAAGCTGTGCGGCGAGAAGTGGCACATTCTTGATGTGCAGTTGACAGAGACAGCATCGACAGACGAGATAAAGCAAATCCTGATAGACACTGCCAGTCCTCAGACAATCATAGAGTGTGCTCCGGCCTATTACCGATTTGTCAAGGATCTGCGCAAAGAGCTGCCCGGAGTCCGAGCGATGCAAGAGGTGCCGGACATAGACCGACGCATAGCCGCCACATCCGATTTCGTGAAGAACCATCTCCTGTTCAATGAGGAGAGACTGAATGACGATGTTGTGTATTCCACGTTCATGGCCAATCTACTTGACTACAACAAAGACAATGACAGCAAGGAAGCGAGCGCCGTTCTGAGTGGCTTTATACAGTTCGTTGTAAAGTTCGGTTTTTCATCCAATGTTGCCGTAACTTCCGAATAACCAAAGGATTAGGTCCCATTTTCGCTGGCTGCCAAATTTCAGTTTTTTGAGAAATTGGCACAATCGATTGTATTTGTTCTTTTCTTTGTGCCAAAAGAATCCGTATGAATTTCCTACGAAACATTTTTGGCAGCAAGGAAAAGGCTGAGGCTCTTATCACTAAAGCGGATGCAACACCGCCGGCAGACAGTAAGAGTCTGGCAATTTCCGATACTCCCGACATTTCCGAGGCCTGGAGGTATCGGCAAATTCTTGCCAACATTGATATGCTTGTGCGTCCCACGGTAGTAGGAAACAACTTCATAGAGTTATTCAAGACCATACCGGAGGTGTTCTGGCCGATTGACTTTATAGCCAAACGCATATCCGAGGCTCACTTCGATTTGAAGAGGGCAAAGGATGACAGCATAGTGTGGTGCAACCGTCTCGGCGCCGACACCATTCTCAAACAGCCCAATCCAATAATGACATGGCGCGAAATCGTGTATCAGCACTTTGTGTACAAATTCGCCACCGGAAATGCCTTTCTCCGTGCGGCCATGCCTGAAAACATCACGGCAGATGCTACCAAGTTTCAATGGTGTACAAATTATTGGAGCCTGCCCGCACATCTCGTGAATGTCAAGCCGATGGATTACAGCTATGGTGTCCCCATGTTCGGCATTGCCAAGATAGATGAACTCATCAAAGGCTACACCCTCGACCTCGGCCCAAACAGCGGTTTGACAATTCCGTATTGGCAGATATGGCATGACCGCGATGGTATTCCGGAATTGTTAAGAGGCGTCGGATACCTGAAGGCAACCAGCCGTCTGCTATCCGTGAAAAAGCCTATTGCCAACCTCATCGCAGTGTATGAAGCTCGTAATGTGATTTACATAAAACGAGGTGCGCTCGGCTTTATAGTGGCACAGAAGGAAGATACTACGGGAACAGTTGCCCTTGAACCTGATGAAAAGAAAGAGCTTCAAAATCAGATAACTAAGAACTACGGAGTTGGCGAGGGTCAATCACCATGGGCGGTTACTGACATCCCCGTGAACTTCATCCGTACCAACTTGTCAATATCTGAACTCCAGCCATTTGACGAGACGTTGGAAGACGCCATCAAGATAGCCTCAATCTATGGCATCCCTGCCGTCCTTGTGCCTCGCAAAGACCAATCAACATTCAGCAACCAGGACACCGCAGAGAAGAGCGTCTATACCTCGGTAATCATACCGGCGGCCAAGCGTTTCTGCGAGGCTCTGACAATATTCCTCGGGCTTGAACAGAAAGGGCTATATCTCGATTGCGATTTCAGCGATGTGGCGTGTCTGCAAATCGGATACAAAGAGAACGAAGAAGTTAAGAAACTTGTGAATGAACGTTGCCTCATCCAATTCAACAACGGCCTAATCTCTATCAACGATTGGCGAGCCCAAATTCATGAAGACGCTCTCGAAGGAGAAATCTTCGATAAGGTCAAGTTTGAGATGACACCTGAAGAGATTGCCAAAGTTGACAGCGTAATCAAGGCACAGACATCGCCAATTCAAATCAACACGCTGCAATCCGGAGGAAACAAACACGGTGAGGACAAACCCGGCGAGGATAAAGACCCGAAAAAAGACAATAACTTAAAAAATAATAAACCCTCGAAAGGAGAAAGCAATGAAAGAACAGATGATTAATCTCCAGTACGAAACCAAAGCACTGGATGTCACTGACAAGGGTATCGTCACCGTGGCGGTGAACGGTATAGGCATCGAGGACGCACAGCACGACATCTCGATGCCGGGGTCATTCGTGGACACCCTCCGCGATGACATAAGCAAAATGCGATGGTACCTCAACCACGACACGCGCCAGCTGCTTGGCGTGCCTCTGTCAGGTGAAGAGAAGGACGGAAACCTCATCATGACCGGACAGATGAACCTCAACAAGCAGATCTGCCGTGATGTGTTTGAGGACTACAAGCTCTTCCATGAGGCAGGCCGCACACTTGAACACTCTATCGGTGTCAAGGCTCTTGCCCGTGATGAGGAGGACCGCCGCAAGGTCGTAAGATGGAAGATGCTCGAATATTCCACGCTGACGGGCTGGGGTGCCAATCCTCAGACGTTCCTCGTTGGATTGAAGAGCGCATCCGAAGACCAGATTCGTGATGCCGTCGAACTGCTCCGCATGGCTTTCAAGCAGCGCGGATATTCAGACGAGCGACTTAAAAACTACGATATGGAACTGAATCTGTTACTCAAATCCCTGGGTGGCGGCTTGATAGTTACCTGTCCGTGTTGCGGTCATCAGTTCGACTATGACAACGAGCCGGAGCATACGTTCTCGCAAGAAGTTCAGGAAGCGGCCGGAGAACTCGTAATGTCCATTGGACGCAATGAGGCACGCCGACAGATAGAACGCTACCGCCCCGAAATCCAAAACGAAGTTTCCGCAATCATTGACGGCCTTTCGGCGGCAAAGAAAGAAATCTCAACAAAGAGCATCGTTGAGGCCTTTGCATACGTCCGCTGTCCTTATTGCTGGAGCCGTGTCTATCGTTCCAACAGCCTCATTATCCCTGCCGATCCCACCGCGAACAAGGAGAAGAAGCCGGAGGACGAGGAATGCACGAAACCCTCAACCGAAAAGCCTACCGAAGGTGCCAAGCCTGAGGATGAAGAGAAGAAGCCCGGCAAGAAGGACGATACCAAAAAGAAGTCCGCTGAAGAGCCGATACCCTCGCCCTCGTTCTGGGCATCTCTGTCAGCTGCCACAAAGAAATAACAACCATTCAAATCATAGTGCATTATGGCAAAATTAACAGTCAAAGAAGTTCAGGAGATTGTAGGCGTAAAGACCGCCGGTCTCCCCGACGAGCAGAAACAGTTCGTCAACACACTCCTCGGTGCTTTCACCGATGCTATCAACAAGTCGGTTGACGGTCTCGTTGACCCCACCGCCCTCAAAGAGGCCCTCAAGCCTTTCACGGCTGAGGACGGTGTAACCCTCACATCTCTTGCCAAAGAGAACAAGGAACTGATCGACCAGGTCAAGAACCTGTCCGAGGCTCTCGAAAAGATGAAGAAGCGCGGCATCGGCCTCGATTTCGTCAGCAAGTTCAACGAGGCCTTCGAGGAGATGTATAACTCCCCGAAGATGCAGGACTTCATCAACGACCGCGAGAAGACATCCGGCTCTTTCCAGTTCAAGGACATCTCTCTTACCGGCAATGTCGTTCCCGGTGGCACGCTCACAATGACACAGCAGAGCGACCGCATCGTGACCCAGGCCACCGACAAGAAACTCCACGTCCGCGACTTCGCCACCGTCCTTCCCGGCGATCCTGAGTTCCCCATCTTCGCGTTCCAGCAGATTTACAACGTGGACCGCAACGCCCGCTACGTTTCGGAGAACGGTATGCTCCCCGAATCCAGCCTGAAAATCAAGGAAGAGACCGCTCAGGTTTCTCGTGTCGGCCACCACTTCAAGCTGTCGAAGCGTGCGCTCAAGTGCAAGACCTATCTCCGTGGCTACGTCATGAACTGCCTGCTCTCCGGCGTCCGCGATGCCGAGGACTTCCAGATTCTTTTCGGCGACGGCTCCGGCGACAACCTCAAAGGTATCACCAAGTACGATGGTGTGCAGTCCATCGAGCACATCATCTCGGAGAACATCTTCACCGTAGCCGCCGGCGGCGTTCTGTCCATCGAAGAGGTTGACAACGGCCTCATCGTAGAACTCAAGGAACCCAACGACCTGCTCATCGAGGGTCTGAAAGTTACCGGCTCTGCCGCTGTGACCAACACCGACCTCAACAAGACCTATGATGTTATCAAGGTCAACGACCGCCGCATCTTCCTCGAAGGAGCCAAACTCGACGACTCCAACAATGAATCTCTGCTTGCCGCCGATGTGGCCGCTCTGAAACTGTCGTTCAAGAATGGTGCATATCAGAGCATCGAATCGCCCAACAGCATCGACGCACTGGAGACCGCTATCTCGGTGATGACCTACGCTCAGTTCGTTCCCACCGTCCTCGTTCTGAACCCGATTACCATCAACGCCATCCGTTGCGAGAAGGCCACCGACGGCAACCGTCTCGAAGTAGTCAAGGACATCAACGGCAACCCCGTAATCGGCGGTCTCCGCGTCGTTCCTTACAGCGGTATGCCGGTTGGCAAATACTTCCTCGGCGACATGCAGCGCGGCGCTCAGATCATCGACTACACCCCGCTGACCGCCGAGTGGGCCGACGACGTGAACACCAAGCTCAAGAACCAGGTGGTCCTGCTCGCCCAGGCCGAGGAAATCGTTCCCGTGTTCTGCCCGTGGGCGTTCTCCTACGGTAGCATCAGCGCCCTCAAAAACGCTATCAAGAAAACCGCGTAACGTATGAACTACATTCTGAAAGGCGACCCCAAAGAAGTGGCGAAAGTCCTTCAGGAAAACCGTATCCGTGTTGACAGGGGCGTGATTTCGTTCACGCCCTGTCAGCCGGAATCGGCTCTTGAAAGCGACTCCAAGGAGCTGTCCGAAGAGGACACCAAAGAGGCTCCTAAGCCGACTCCCAAGAAAACACGCTCCAAAAAATCAGAGTGATGTTAATCGACGTATCATATTTCACCGAGGGTCCACGGCACATACAGAACGCATCACGTGGCCGATTGCCAAACGCTGACGCCGAGGCGGTCAATGCCGTCATCAAGGCATATATCCGTCAATGGCAGTTGCCTTTCCTCCGAGGCGTGTTCACAGCAGCCAAGGCGGTTGAGGTCAACAGCTATCTCAACGCGATAGATAAAGACCTGTGTGCCGAGCATGATGAAGAGATTGACAAGGTTGTAGAGCAGCTTCGAGAGCCGTTTGCCAACTACGTCTTTTTCAAGATGCTGCGCGACGCCAATACGCAGGCTACCGTGACGGGCCTTGTGCGTCTGAAATGCGCCAACGAGTATGTTGCGCCCATACAGCGTCAGGTGAATACCTGGAATGATATGGTGGGCATGATACGTGACTTCCGCGAATGGGCAAAAGCCGAGGATTATGCTTCGTGGCTTGGTAAGGGAGATAACCTGATTACCAAAATCAACACTCTCAACTTATGAAGCGCAGCACGGAGATAATAGAAATAATCGGCGATGTAGTCAGAGCCACGACCAAGGACTGCAACATTGTGGTTACCCACTGTGACGGCAGTTGTGATAAAGTAGAGTGTCCCGAAATCAACTACATCTTCGGCAATGCCCAATATGTGAAGGACAGGCTCGATGCCATGAGTAAGGCGGACGCAACCAACGAGATGAAGTTTCCCCTTATTGCTCTGTTCTGCCCGTTCAAGGAGCAGCGCGACACCCCCGGCTACTTCTCCAAGGCCACGGTACAGATGCTTATAGCGTGTCCATCTTCCAAAGATTGGAGCAACGAGGAGCGCCTGGTGCTGTCTTTTCAGAACATTCTCCGGCCAATCTACAAGCGGCTGAAAGAAGAATTGCTTGCAGACGGACGCATCGATTTCGGCTATAAAGACCTGATACCGCATGATTACTCTGAAAACTACTCTTATGGCCGCTATGGCGCTCACACGGGCACCGGGGATGCCTTGAGTGAGCCCATAGATGCCATAAATATTTCCAACTTAGAATTAAAAATCAAAAATCCCTCATGTAGATAATTATGAGAAAGACAAGAACCTGCACCGGCTCAAACCTCAACACCGGTGTTTCAAAATGTCACCTTGACCCTGAAAAGGTTAAAGGCGCAATCTTAGTTCCTCACGGGGTCAAGCTGCCCGCCGAGTTCACGGCCTCCAAGGCCAAGGAACTCTGCCACGCCGACCGCCCGGAGCGCATCTATCCGATTCTGCCATTCGTCGAGTTCGCCAAGAACGGCGGCGAGCCGCAGGTTGCGGCCAACGGCTACGGCCCCTCTCAGATGACGGGCATCAGTGCGCTGACCTATACCTTTACCCTCGACAAGTTCTATCCCGAACTCAACGCATCTCTTACCAAGACCGCCAACAAAGCATGGGATGCCTACTTCTATGACGAGAAGAACGTCATTTACGGCCTCAACGACGGCTCCGACACTCTCGCCGGCATACCCATGAGCACCGTCTATTCGACTCCGACACCTCATCCCACATCGTCGGCCGCCGCCACAATGGACGTGTCCTTTGCTTTCGAGGACGCACGCTACTACTTCGAGAACATGGATTTCGTTCCGCTCGATTTCGCCATCGGCCGCAACCTTATCGGCCTCACTCCTGTCGAACTCGTCAAGGTCAGCACCTCCGGCAACGACTACAAGCTGCTGGAGAAGATTGGCGGTTACGACCTCACGTCCACCTACGGCACGCTGTTCGCAGACAATGCCAACCTCATATCGGGTGGAGCATCGGGCGTTACCTACAACGAGAACTCGGAAACACTCACCATCGCCACCACTGGCGGCGCCGTTCCTGCTCTCAAGGCTCCGAGCGCACTGTTCGAGGCTGGCATTGAAGGCATCGAGCAGGTATGATCAAGTTCGAGAACGTAACATTCTGCAAAGATGTCATCAGGAAGATGAAGAAGGAGGAGTTTATCTCCAGCCACCTCAACATCTTCTGGAGAGATAAAGACGAGCAGACGCGCAAGAAAATGCTGTCACAGGTTTATGGCCTTTGCGCCGAGCCTAAGAAAGCCAAGTGAACACCGGGGGCGGGAGGGCGCAACTCTCGCCCCCTTTGATTAAAGATATGGACATCTCGAAAGTAGCTGACATAATCCATAATATTGCTGAAGGGTTTGAAGAAAATTGCATTAAATGTCTGTCAGACCATTCCGGCAAAGTGGTTGATACCATTAAGGAACAGCTGTGGAGCGGTTTGGACGCCAACGAGCAGACCTTGTCCCCGACTTACGATGATGACCCATTCTTTGAAGAGAAAGGTGAATGGTATCATCGTTCGGGCGATTACAAGGCATGGAAACGGTCGATTAACCGCCAGGCCATGACTTTTTTGGAATTGCCTTCTCGCCCCGATAATGTCCCCAATCTCTTTATAGACGGAACATTTTACTCTGAAATCAGCGCAACGCTGCGCGGTGGCGAACTGCTTATCAGCCCCGGTACTGGCAACGGCCCCGAAATTGTAGCAAAATACAAGAATAAGAATGGTGATATTCTAAACATGGGACCAACTGCCATTGAATACTTCAACCGGGAGTACATGATGCCTTCAATAGATAAATTTTTCAAAGATTGCGGATTCCAATGAGCTGCGACTGTGAGAATAAACGGCTTGGAAGTGATATAGAACGATTTCGCAAGCTTGCCAAAGCGTGGGCCAGCATGAACGATGAGGCCGCTGTGATTTACAAGAATCCCGACGGCACCTATGGCTTTACGTCAATCTCTGATGAGATTGAGAAACCGATTGTAGAATACATAACTCAATACTGATGGCTGTAAAAATAACAGACCTCGTCGACCCCGAGGCAATAAAATCAATAAAAGAACTCGATAACGAGTTACACAGCATACTTGACACCTATACCAAGGTTGCCAAAGATTTGGCGCAGGGTCTTGAAGTGAACATCAAGGTGGCCGGCGATATTGACAAGCTGGAGAAATTTTTAACAGATAAAGGGAAGGAAGCCGTTAACGCACAAAAGCAGCTTACAGACGTTATGCAGCGGCAGAGCCAGGTTATTGCCGATACCACCAACACCATATCCCGTCAGCTGATGGAGCAGGAGAAGGTCAACAAAACCACACGCGCCGCTTATACCGAGCAGGAAAGGGTAAAGAAACTTCTTGAACAATACCACGATACGTATGAGAACCAAATACAAAGCCTCGTACGCATCAATCAGCAGCTTGAAGAGAATAAGAAACAGCAGAAAGAGAATGAGAAGGCTCTGAAAAATGGTATGATGTCGGCTTCGCAATATGCAAAGGCGCAGGCTGACCTCATTGCATCCTCCCGAGACCTTACACAGCAGAAGAGGTCTTTGAACTCCATAATGACAGCCGAGGAGAAAGCCAACCAAGCTGTTGAGGGTAGCTATGCACAGTTGTCTCAGCAGCTCGAATTGCTGAAGAAAGCCTATAAGGAAATGGGAGATGAGTCCAAAGCCTCTGATTTTGGCAAAGAAATGGAGGAGGCGATTCAGAATCTCGATGCACACCTTAAGGATATGGCCGCTGACATGGGCGAATTTCAGCGCAATGTCGGTAATTATGCCATTGCCAACGGAGACCTCAAAAAGAAATATGATGACCTTGTCGGCACACTTGCATCTCTTCAGTCGCAATATGCGAGAATGTCCGAAGCTGAGAAATCAAGTGCCGAGGGACAACAGCTTGCCAAAAGCATAGAGGAAGTTTCTGCCGCCGCAAAGGAGACCAAGCAATCTATCGAAGAGCATAACGAGGCTCTTGAAGATGCACGCCGTTCTTTGGGAGAGACCGGCGGCAAGACATCCAGCGTAAAGCGCGACCTCAAAGAATTGGTATTGGAAATAGCCAACCTCACCATTGAATACCAAAACCTTTCGGAAGAGGAACAGGCTTCTGCTGAGGGGCAGGCTCTTGCCGAGCATATCCGAGACCTTACCGAGCAGGCCGGTGTACTCAAAGACGCCATAGCAGATACCAACCAGGCAATCACTAATGCCGCATCTGATACGCGAAGTTTTGACCAGATCGGCGGAGCGCTACAACTTGCCATTGATGGATTCGGTCTTGCCACCGGCGCGGCAGAGATGTTTGGAATCAGCTCAGAGGATTTGGCAAAGATACAGACCAAACTCCAGGCAGCCATAGCGGCTTCCAATGCCATGCAGTCCATACAGAACACCTTGCAAGCACAGTCAGCCGTCATGCAGGGCGTCAATCTTATCCAGACAAGACTCCGGACAGTTGCCGAGAACTTGCACACGGCAGCCAAAGGTAAAGGCGTAATAGCCACTGCCGCTCTAACCGCCGCACAGTGGGCGTTCAATGCTGCCGCCAATGCCAATCCTATCGGTTTGCTTGTTGTTGCTATTGTTGCTTGTGTAGCGGCCGTGTATGGTCTTGTGAAAGCCTTTGAGGCATTTTGCGGTCCAAGCGATGAAGCTCTTGAGAATTACCAACAACAGAAACAAGCCCTTGACGAGATGTGCGAGTCCAATGATAAACTCATTGACCGCATGAAGGCGCGCGGCGCCACGGAAGCGGAGTTACAAGTACAGAGTTTGGAAAACAAACAAGCCGAGAAAGAAGCGGCCGATGCACTCTTTGAGCAGGCAAAAGAATTATACGATGAAGACGAAGATGAATATAAAGATGCGCTTGAAGCGAAGAAAAAGGCTGATGAGGGATACGAAAACAATAAAGAAGATGGTTTAAATTACCTTCTCAACATACAATCCGAAGTATATGCTTATGAACGTGAGAATGCTATTGGGACGCTGGCTTACAAAAAGGAGATAATTGAAAAAGAGAAACAAATGCAGTTGCAGCTTGCCGATATGTTGTATCGTAACGGTGAGAGGACACGTCAGCAATATGAAGATATTGTCGCATCTGTTAACAAGTATGCTGAAATCAAGATAAAGCGCGTTGAAGAATCAGAGACAAAGAAGCATACCAGAACAAATAGAAGGCCTTCTTCCTCCGGTAGAAGTAGTGCTGACGATGCCAAAAAAGCCGCTGAGGAATTGAAAAAAGAGGTTAAGGCCGGTGAAGATGCTTTGCTCAAAATCATAACAGACAGTCTGGAGCGTCAGCGAAAGGCCGAGATTTTATCATATAATCGGCAGCTCAAAGAGCTTCAGGATAAACTTGCAAAGACAACTGACAAGCAAGTGGAGATGAGAGCGGCGCTTAACAATCAAATACAAGGACTAAACGCCGAACATGAACGCAAGCTTGATGATATAGAGATTGCCGGAATGGAACGCCGGCAGAAAGCCACATCAGATTTTATTGCTGTGCATCTTGAAACAGTTGAAGAAGGAAGTGATGAGGAATTGCAATGGAAAAAGGAACAGCTCAGCAATCAGCGTGCCATGGAATATATGGCTCTTTGCAAAGCCGAACGGGATAAAACAATAACCGCAGAACAAGGTGCTGAAATAAGGGCAAGGCTCGAAGACAAATATTGCAATGCTGAGACAAAATTGATTGAAGAACACGCTTCCAAACAGCTTCAGGCCATTCAAAAGAAATACGCAGATCAGCAGGAAGAATCAGACACGGCAATGATTGTGGAGCTGAATAAGCTCAAACAGAAATATGCACAAGAGATGGCAGCCGCAAAAGGCAACCAAGCAGAGCAAGCTCGTATAAAAGAAAAGTTCGAGCGTGAGTCGGCCGACATACAGCAGCGTTACGCTATTCAGACAGCGCAAAATGCTGTTGCCATGATTGAAGAGGAATTGCAGAAAGAAAACTTGTCAGCTGAGGAACGCAAAAACCTGGAAAGACAGTTGGCAAAAGCCAAAGCACTATACGAGCAGCAGATGGCGGATGCCGCTAAAAAGTCAGCTGATGATTCTGTTGACGCAGATAATAAGGCTACTGCAACGAGAATCGCAAACGCCAAGCAATGGCTTCAGGTGGCCGCCGACTCCCTCAATGCTATTAACGACCTTGTCAGCACCGTATATGATGCCCAAATACAGAAGGTTGAAGAGGAGCAGGAAGCCAACACCGAGGCAGGCGAAGCTGAGCAAGAACGTATAACCCGATTGGTAGAGCAGAAAGTTATTACCGAGGAGGAGGGCGAGGCGCGTAAGCGTGCAGCTGAGGCCAAGACCGCCAAGAAGAATGAGGAGCTTGAAAAGAAAAAGGCCAAGCTCAAGGAAAAGCAGGCTAAGTTCGACAAGCTGAACAGCATTGCACAAACCGGAATAGCGACTGCCCAGTCCATTATGGAACTTTGGGTAAATCCGGGTTGGCCGGCAGCAATACCGATGATGGCTGTTGTATCAGCATTGGGTGCCCTTCAACTCGCCACTATCCTCGCCACGCCACTCCCCAAGTATGCAAAAGGCACAGACTATCACAAAGGCGGTCCGGCTATCGTCGGCGATGGCGGTGTACCTGAGGTTATTTCCTACGGTGGTAGCGCATGGATAACGCCAGACAAACCCACGCTTGTTGATATTCCTGCCGGCGCAACTGTGATTCCGGACGTTGCCGCCATGAGCTTGTCGGAATTTGCAGTGGCTGAACATATGGCAATGTCAAATGGCAGCAGCACACCGAAAGCTTATAATGATGCAAAGGTTGTTGAACGCCTTGACAGCCTTATCTCCTTAGAGAGAAAAAATTCACGGTCAAAAAGGCAGGCTGAAATAGAAAGTCAGCTTGCAAGATATGTAATGGAGAAGAATCTATGAAAACCAAACTTGCCCAACTGACAGCAGCGAAGTTTATAGAGCTTGTGTGCGGCAACAAGGATGTGCTGCTCGGTAAGCATGAGGTTCCTAATTTCTATAAACTGACCATAGCTATGCGCACTATAGTTATGGAATACCGTGGAATAGCAGACCCCGGAGGGAATGCTTCATATCTTCAGCACGTAGAGACCCTTATCAAGGCAAGAATTTCAGTGGCTGTTTTTTCAATGTGCCAGAATCTGGTATTCTTAAATCAGTATGACAAGGCGCGAGAGATACTTATTGCCGCCGGCCTTCCTGCCGATGGATGGTCTGCCAAAAGAATGGCATCTGCAATACACATACAATTGCAGAAGAACAAACGCGTCTTTGACGAAATCGAAGAGAACGAAGATATTGTTGAGGATAAGGAGAACATCAGAAACGCCTTCGATGGGATGATAGCGGCGATGATGGCCCAATTCAAATTCCAGATAGATATTGGCACTATGATGGCACCGGTGTTCGCGCACCTCGTAGCCCGGTATCATGCCGAGATGAAAGCGATGAAGAGGGCCTTAAAACCACGTTGACAAAGTATTCTCTTTCCATTACTTGTTTTTATATCAGGCAAGTCTTCGTTAGACTTGTCTGATTTTTTACAATCTCTGCAAATTATAGACGGTGTTATGAGTAACTCATTAAACAAGCTAATGAGTTATGACAAGAAGAAAAACCTATTATCCTTGCGATAGGAAACGTCTTGCGCGAGTAGAACGAAAATGTGATGCAATACTTTCGTTGCTTGACGCTCGGAAAGAAAACAAAGAGATTGACCGGACCATAAGCCTGCTGCACATTCAGGCCCGGAGAATGAAGGAACAAGCCCTGAGAGAAGCGCGACGCATCCGAGAGAGCTTATCATCTCGAAAGTGGCGCTGATGAACATAGATAACCTAGTAATACGAAATTATAATTGGCTCCTGGCTAAAGCTCGAAAGTTATGTTACGATGATTATGAAGCTGAGGATCTTGTTGCCGATACCGTTCTAAGAATACTTGAAAGCCGTTCACGATTCGACAGCCAGCGAGAGTTTCGCCCATGGGCGCAAACTGTCTTGCCCTGAAAAAAGTTGACTCATAAAAGAGTCAAAAGAATGATCAAATTT